ACTGCTCCTTCAGAGGAGGAGTGTGAACGCGTTATCTTTGCGAGTGCATTGATTTCAGCGTGTATCACGGTAGGTAGGGTTCGACCCTCTTGATTCTTACATTCGTTATCGAAACCAGCGGGGGTTCCGTTATATCCATAACCTAGTATGCGGTCTCCTTTAGAGATTACGCATCCGACTTTAGTAGAAATATCATACGACTGTTGCGCTACGCGAGCAGCAATGTCCATCATGAAAGCTTCTTGTTTGTGGAATTTACTCATAGGGATTGCCTATATTGGTTAAAGAACCCCTACTCGGGAGTAGAGGCGTGTGGTTTCTTCTTTAGAAGGCGTCATTTTAGAACTGAAAAGATTTACTCATTTCAGCCTTTAACACCTCTGGCATTGTACGCCTTTTAAGCTCAATCTCAGCTTTAACCATCTCACGAATACGCTTGATAGTGGGCTTCTTAGGTTCAAATAGGGCAGCTTGTTGCACCACCTTTAAATCACCCGGAGTCATAAAGTCATAAAGACCAAGTTTGCTTTTCTTGAATTGTGGAAAGTACATTTGGAAACACTTCTCAGTCTGCTCTTCATTCATAAACTTAAACTCAGTCTTCAAGAATAATCTACGAAGTATAGCAGGATCTAATCCTTCCATGAAGTTAGAAGTACAGAAGAAGATACCGTTGAAGTCATCAAGCTCAGTAAGCAACTGATTTGTAAAGGTTTTCTGATGCTGACGATCAGCACTATGACGGCTTCCTGCCATAGAGTCAATCTCATCAATCAGCAAGATAGCCTTTTCTTCTTTAGCTTCTTCAAAGGCTTTGTGTAGATTCTTCTCGCCTTCACCTACGTACTTAGACTGCAGTTCACCATAGGTCTTCTTGATTACTTTCATACCTAGCTCTCTACCAATGTGATTAGCTAGCGCACTTTTACCTGTACCGGGAACACCGTAGAACAATCCAGTAATAGTCTTTGGACGATCTGCGACAGGCTTGTCCATTATTGCTTTCATTCTCTCTACTAAGTTCTCAGCAGAAGGCTCAATATTAACAATAGAAACATCATAAGGCTCCGAATATAATTCAGCGTGAACTTCATCAGGGACTAGTGAAACGACAATACCCTTACCGAATACCATCTCGGTTACAGGCTCAATTCCTTGTGTTGATGATAAGTCCTTGTTTGCACGTTCTCTTGTGGCTACAATCTTCTTAGCCATGTAGATTATTTCTTCTTTGTTAAATTCAACTGGATTCACTCTCAGTACAATACCGGGAATGTCTTCACCTTCCAAGGTTACCTTAATTTCCTCACCTAAAGCCCATTGCTTCTCCGTAGCTGCAGATGAACTCCCGGAGGTAAGGCTGTTAATAAATGAATCAAAAGCAAAGAAGCCCATTTCACTTTCAGGGTCAGCTGCAGCACTAGGCCTTTCAGAACTGGACAAGTATTCATAGAAGTGCCCCAGCTCTACACCAAACCACTGCATGATAGCATCACTGCGCATGTAGTAATCAAACGCACCTGCGTTCAAGAGTGCTTCAGCTACGCCCGAGGGTTCATAAGTGCCATAAGTGCGAGCTACGTGAGTTATACCGCCAGTAGGCTTTCGTAATAGTCCCGGTCGGAACACTAACAGGCTTTGAATGTAAGGTCCATTTAAGAAATCATTTACTACCTTTGATGCTTCTTTTACAGACATATTTGGCCCTTCTTTTATAAATTTAGCAGCTTCTTCTCGTTCAAGTAATCGCTCAGAGTAATCAAGCAAGAACGCGTGGAATTGTTGCAAGTCTTTTTGTAACCCTGTTTCTTTCCAGCTACCAAAGCCTTTAAGAGAATCACACAGGTCTAAACATTTTTCAGCGTCAAACAGATCTGGTTCATTTTCAAGCAAGTCGATGTCCCAAGGACTTATACACTGATTAGAATCATCGTGTATTTGAATTAACTTCTTGTAAATTCTACTAGTCCGTTTAGACTCCAAGTTAGTGTACCTAGCGATAATGATCATAGCTGTTACTAGGTTTTTAAAGCTGACTATGTTGTATTCTGACATATTATTTCCTTAGAGTTCTGGTTCTTTATTGAAAGTGCTTCCATCTACATAACCGAGACGACCTGTCTCTGCTTCATAGTAAGCTCCACCTGCATTACCTGTCTTACCTGTGTATCTTGACTTTAGAACACGAATCTTAATAGTGTTCTTTTCTCTTTCATCGTTACTTATCATGTTACGAGCAAATGCAATAATTTGAAATGAGACTTGCTTAATAGAGCCTGAACCCTTAATATCATCCATAGCGGGTAGTTTTCCTTCTTCAAATGCAGTTCCATTTCCACTTGTTTTTCTTAGGTGGGAAATAACACCTAACCATACATTGTGTTTCTTACAAATCTTTAAAAGGTCACTCATTACCTTGTCTACTGCACTGTTAACATCGCCTTCTACTTCAGAAGTGGCAATTGTTAAGTGATCGAGCCAAAGGTACTTACAACCCATAAGACACATAGTTTCCATCTTGTCCATTAAAGAACCATCAGATACAGAACCCTGATGATCCAACAAGATAATGCTACGGTCACCAAAGACAGCATCAAAAGCTTCTTTCTTATCGTCTTGAGATATATCTTCTTGCTCCGTTAAGTTAACTTTCATTTGCATACCGATAAACTTCTCTACAGTATCACCGGGACCTTCTTCTAATGAGATCATACCTATTTTATGTTCTGTAGTCTCTTTAAGATGCAAGACAATCTCTTTAACCATTGTACTTTTACCAGAACCTGTGCCAGATGTGAACAAGTCTAGTTCACCAAACCTCATACCCTTAGTTAATTCATTAACACCTTGCATACAAGGAGGGTAAGGGGTAGACTCTGTTGCTTCACGTTCTAAGAACTTATCCCACAGAACTTCACCTTGGAGAATACCAGAAGGTGACCACGGTTGAGCATCCCAGACTGCTTTAAGGATATCCATATAACCGTGTTTGATTAGTTCATCGTTAGCGTCTTTTTCTTTTAACTTAGCTATCTTTACCTTATCAATACCGACTATGGAACAGGCTTTGTCTAGTGCTTTCTTACCGGCTTCATCGTTGTCGAGCATCAATACTACTTCATCAAATTGTCTTACCCAGTCTCTCTGCTCCAGTAGGGCCTTTGTGCCGCTAGCTGAGGGTAGGGATACTACAGGGTAGATTTGACCATACTTCTTCATAGAGGCAGTAGCTACAGCCATCGCATCTAGTTCGCCTTCAGTGATAATTAATCGCTTACCACCATTGAACTTGGATTGACCGAAGAGACCTTCAATACCTTCAACTACACGAAAGTCTTTAGGTAATGTTCTGACTTTATAGCCTATAGTCTTATCAACACCATAAGGGTAATAGTGCTCGTTAATCTCACCATTAACATCCACACCTGCCTTTACTCCGAAGAATTCACATATGTCTTTAGGTATTTGTCTTTCTTTAAAACCTCTTGTCGAATAAGTGTTTATCTCATCAAGAGACACTTTCGAATAGCTAGGGGTGTTAGAAGATGCGACAGCTGTAAACCCTTCAGGGGTCTCATTAGGATTCTTGTGGATAGCATCACAGGACATACATTTCGCGGGGCCTGACTCATAGACGGCTACTGCATCACTTGAACCGCAAGCAACGCATTCACTATGGCCTAAAAAGTTAGACTTTTCTTGTTGCTTCTTCATTTGTTATCCTCTTGCTTTATTTAAAATTTTATAGGCTTTAGCTAGGCAAGTTACCATCTCCTTATGCTCAGTTTTAGACTCTTTAGGAACAAATCGAATAGCGGCCACCTGATTGTTGAACCACATACGTTCGCCCTCTAAGTCCCTCTCTGTCATTGTCTGCAAAACCATTTGTAGATAGGCCTCAGTATAGGATAGCCACGCTCTTGTCTCAAACACACCAAGAATGTGGTACTCGAATGTATCGCCACCTTTGATAGCAGCTTTCACATGCGAGCTGGATGACTTGTACAAGCGCCACAGGGCAGCACCCGTCTTCGTCATAGAGTTCCTTTTGAACGCCCAGAATTGTCTTTTACCTACATAAGCCATTCCAGTCTTCTTGTTTACCATCAAGTATATAAACCCGAATGAATCTGCAAGCTTCCTGTCTTTGCCTGTGTAGTTCCAGTGACCTAGCTCTTCCTTGAGCTTAGTATCTTTAGGCACATATTTAGCTTTCTTCTTCAATGTTGGTCGGGCCATCATCATCCTCCAACTTAAAGTGTCCATCACGGGTAGGTAAAATATGGATGAGCGTGCCTGTATGCATTATCTCTTCCTTCCACTTATCCCCTACTTTTTCATAATAGGCATTAATGACCGCTTGTTTCCTTTCACCAATAGCATGACCTTCTAAGATTTTTAAAGCTTTCTTAGGGCCAATGCCTCTGAGACCACGGATGTTATCTACACCGTCACCAGTGAGTATCTGTGTCCAGTAGTGAATGTCAGCTTCATCTTCATTCATATACACAAACTTGTTCTTATGAATTAAATAATGAGTGCCTTCAATGCACAACAAGTCTTTATCGATTGAAGCTACAGCAAAAGGTATGCCAGCATCACGAGCTTCTTTGGCCCATATATGGACTAAGTCGTCTGCTTCCATGCCATCTGAAGGTTCTGCTAATCCTTCCTCAATTAAATAATTACGCATATCCATGAAGTAAGGGTTGTTTGCTTTAGACTTATGACGATTAGGAGTATTCTTATAGTCAGGGAAGAAATCAACTCGAAAGTTATTAGAACCTTGGATAGCTATCTTGACTTCAGTAGCAAAGCACCGTTCTCTAATCTCTTCAATCATTTCTTCAAACCTATCTACAGCGTCCTCAAAGCAGTTCTTGTTCCAAGCAGAACGAAAAGCCACTACATCACCGTCAACAATTAACAGCATTACGAGAAGATCTTACTGAAGAAGTGCTTGATTCGTGTTACAACACCATCAAATGGATCTGGTGCTAATGCTTTTGCAAGTGCTTCATCTTTTACTGCAGTAGAGGTATCAATAGCTTGTTCACGGTCTTTAACTTGAATTTCAGTCTCTACAACGTTCTTAGCAACAAGTGTAGCCAAGTCTCGTTTATTCAGGTTCTTAATACCTTTCTCTTGGTACTTAGAAGCCATACGAATCAGTGCGGCACGGTTGTTATTTTTGATGAGTGATGCGATTTTAGTTTCAACGGTCATAATTAGTTTCCTTTCGATTTTGTAATTTAGTTAAGTTATAATTTGCTATTTCAGACAAAGAGAGACCGTAAGCACTAGAGATAGTAGATACATACCACAGTATATCACCTACTTCACTTACAACGGCTTCACGAGTGCTGTCTTTTCTGTCTGACCTTAAGTCTTTCATTCGTTCTGATGCTAGCTCCCCTACTTCGGAAGACAATCCGATAAACAGCGTGTCAAGGCTAGGGTGTGATGTAGCATACTCTTTGGCATCTAACTGATAACGATCTAAGTCATTAATCTTCATAAATTATTTCCTGTGTATCATAATCAGAAACATTAATAGACCTCTCACCTACATACTCTGGAGAGCCTGAATCGAGACCTCTTACAGCTATCCTATAAACGTTATTCGTCTTAGTAATTATACCTAAAACTCCATCACCTTCATAAGATATATTTCTGATTTTTTGATCTAAGATATAGTTAGGAATTCTTGCCGAGTATCCACTAGATGTAATAAATGTCCTATCCACATAAACAGTAGTGATTTCATTGGTTAATTCTGCCATCATATTTTCTACTATGATTTCATCATTTGTTAATTTCATTATGTTTCCTATTTAGTTGCGAATTTATAAGCACCAAGAGCGGCCCCTGCTGTTGCGCAGAATCCAACAGAAAGGATTGGTAAAGCTGCACCAATAAAGCCGCCAGCAAGTGCTGCGTAAAGAACGTGCTTAACTATAGGCTTCTCCATACTCTTAAAGAAAAACCCCTTGCTGGAGCCTAACAATTCTTGAGTATCTTCAGAGTTGTAAAAGTTTTTAGCAGATTCAGTTGCTTTGGTGTAGTGTTTTTTAAACATATTATAGACCTATTATTTTATAAAGAAGAGCCGTCTGCTATTGTAAGCTAGGCTGAGACCTTCCCCGAGCGGGGCACAGGCGGTGGTGGAGCGGTTTAAACATTGACCTTCAAAGTGTTCCCTGTTACCATCTTTCTTAGTACCGCCTAGCTCTATATCGATTGCTTCGAATTCAGCGCGTAGACACCCACCGAGAGTTCGGTGTTCAGATATGGCCTCTAGTGAAATCCATTCGGCATCATCGTAACGCTTAGAAGCCCTATGAGCCTTAGTGCGTCCGAGGATGTCAGTCGTGGATCCTATGTAGAATTTAAAACCTGGGTAACCTTTGTGTTTTGAGGTGATCTTATATACATAGTGCATAAGCATCCTTACTTTGAAAAGTTAAACAATTTGAGTAAATACACAAGTTCCTTTAATAATATCAGTCTTGTAAAAACCTTCTCTATTCGCTATAAACTGGTTAAAACTGATATACAAGTCGTTTACATCTAACACTATTGTATTCTTGTAATACCTATCTCTTCCATCAAAATGTGCGTTTGAGAAAGTGTAGAAGTAAACGCCTTTGACTAGCTTATACTCTTTTTTAACTTCATTAATTTCAAGATAGCTTTCTTCTTCACCTATATAAATCTCCATCTGGGTTCCACCTTCAAGAATACAAGAAAGTCGATCAGGAAGGGCGAAGGATAATGAGGATATCATTGTTGCTACGATTAGTATTATATATTTCATATTATTTCCCTTTAGTTATCATTAGTTTAGTGTGTTTCGTACCAGTTGTCACCTGACATTGCTTCGCCATCCATACAAGTAACACCAAACAACTTAGGTGCTTCTCTGAATGATTCAGCAGCTATTTCCATAGCTCGTTCCACTTGATCCTCTCGTACTGAGAGCTGGAACTCATCGTGGTAAAGAACCATAGGGCGTACTTCAATACCTTCTGCTCTCATCTTGTGCATAGCATATACATAGGCACCTTTACAAGTCACAGCTTCCATACTTTGCAGTAGGTAGTTAAGTGCTTTGTGTCCGGAGTCTAGATATATACGTCTACCATCGATTGCAGGTATGCTCGCCCTTTCCTTTCTATGCTCGCACATCTTAACAATCTCCATGAGACGATCGGTAAGGCGTTTGAACCCGGGAATTGCGGCGGCAAACTTTGCACGAGACTCACCCCCTGCCTTCTTATTTCTAACTCCTGTAAGGATGAGACCGAGTTTCTCCAAACCTGCTCCGAACAAGAATGCGTAAATCCAAGGTTTAGCTGTGGATCTTTTGCAACCGAGTATATCGGCATTCTTCTGGTGAACGTCTCCATTGATGACCTCATCTGTAAAGTCTTGATCTTTAATATAATGACACAAAGCTCTAAACTGGTTACCAGAACTATCGGCACCTACTACCTTGTATCCTCTTTCACAACCGAACAGAGAGCGCATTTGTTTACCCCAAGCAGCATCACTACCGGGAACATTCACGACAATCTTGTGACGAGAGCGACCAGTTGGGGTTCCAATAACAAACATATCGCCCCGCAGTCTTCCATCATCATCTACGTTCTTAATCCAACCATTTAGAATACCGAGGCGGCTCTTAGTTGTAGTATAAGTATCGATTAACAAACCATCTCTACCTAACAAAGCCAGTGACTCAGAACAGAGCTTAGGTGACTTCTTTTTAAACTCCTTGCCTATTCTCTCCCAGTTCCAATCTAAAGGATCCCATCCGATAGAGTAGAGGTGGAGCTTAACGGCATCCATTGATGTAATATCGGGGTATATAAACTCAACACGATTATACTCACCTTCTACCATTCGGGCACTTGTCTGACCGTTCTCTGAAGGTATCTTGAACCAAGAAGATGTTCTGGCCATATAGCCACCATTTATCTTGAACTCAGGGAACTTCGTCTTTCGATCTAAACACTTAGCCTTCATCTTCATCTTTGGATTCATTTCATCTTCAATATCTTTAATCTCACACTCCATCTCAAACTGAAGTTTACGAGCAGCATCAATGTTAAACACCCAGCCGCCTGCTTGAGCTTCCGCTGTAAGCTTTGCAACTTCGTGCTCATTACGCATAGATGTGAAGAACATCTTTTTCTTGTCGGGTTCCATGTCCTTCGTGTAGAAAGTCATTTCCCTTGCTAATAGGCGATACACTTTTTCATTGATGCCAACATCTTCTCGACATCGATGTAACATATCGTCACTGTAGTTTAACCAATCTTCGTGTTCAGGTTTTTTCTGACCCAGATACTCGCCCCACAAAGCAAGAGCGTGACGCCCGTTACCGAAGCGGTCATAATCAAGTACCTGTGACATAATTAGTGTATCTCGAAGAATAGTCTTAGGGTTAGGAGTCCAACCTAGTAATTTCTTTAATAAAGGCAAGTCATACGAAAGTATGTTATGTCCGATAAGTTCTTTAGCTTTATACAAATGGGGCCAAGCTTTCGCTAGTGGCTCTGCTGTGTCCGAGTGGTCACAGAAGATATACTCTTTACCTGTTTCAAGGTCTTTCGTAACTACCATCCATATGTTATCTGCTGCAAGCTTCTTCCCTTGTTTAGAGAGTAGCCCGTTGCTTTCTACATCCCAGATTAATTTCATTTATGTCTCCTATGTTATATGGAAAATCATTAACTCACCTTGTATATTAGCTTCATACAGATTCTCTTCCTTTTTTCCAATTTTTATCACATGATGCCCTAAAATCCAATCAAGGTATTTAGGCACTAGCTCTTCATTTAATTTCATACGAAAAATAGTTTCTGAACTAGTTATGTTATACGTAATATCAGTAGCTCTTGTTTGGTTTTGAAACAAGGAAACAACTGTATCCGCAATCACTTTACTTCTACTCATTTATTTTCTCCAATTATTTATTAGCTCTTTGATAAAAGTAGTTAAGCGGTAAATAAAAAGGTGCGATTAAAAGTACACCACCTATGATTAACATCCACTTTAAAACTATAAAGACCTTAATCATTATTTTCAACATCAATCTTCCCTGTTTGCACAAACTTAACTAAACAATTAGTGTACCAACGGGCTTTACGAATGTCTTGCTCATAATCATCTTTCTTACCAGCTCGCATTAGATACTTATAGACTTGACCGAACAAGTGGGCTTCAACTCCTGACTTGCCATCTAGCATGTATTGCATCATTTCCATGTATTGCATACCGGGAACTACGTCATTATAGTGCTGGCCGGATACATAATGGTCTACATCTTTTTCTTTAGGTAAAGGTTCTACTTCATCTAGACTCCCAAAGGACATAATACGCATCCAGTCTTCAAACTCTCGCTGTACAATAGGGTCTTCAAAAGAAGCGGCGTAGTCTACTTCACCTTTCACATCTGTAAGCAAAAGTGCCAAGTCTTCGGCGTATACTTCCTCTTCTCGATCTTTTAGCTCTTGTAGCTCTTCTAAAGTATAAGGGAGTGTTGCATCGTTTTTCTCTTTTACTTCTTTAGCTACCGCGTTCCACTCAGCACTTTTCTGCCTCCTTTTAGCTACCGCGTCCCACTCAGCAGGAGTTGCATCATTTAATCTACGAGCGGCTTTAGCTAGTTTGCCTTTGCTTACATCAATCATATCACTATCCTTTTGATTATCTACAAAATCTTGTAATTCATAGCGGTGATAAGGGTCTCTCTTGTGTGCTTCATAGAAGTCAGCAATATCTGTCATTATACATCTCCATTATCGAATATACATTGGTCTTCATAGGGTGCTACGTATCTGCGATAGAACTCTAGGTTTGCTCCATTGAGTGCGCCTAGGATATCATTACAGTTTTGGTAGCGTTTATCTGAGTTAGCAAACATTTCTTTAATTAACACAGCGATTAAGTATTGCAACTCGCCTGCTGTCTCTGGTGGTGAAGCTTCAATTTCTTTTATTAAGAATTTAAAGTTACTACGGTCTTCGGATTTAATGTATGGCATTTTATTATTCCTTTTCTGATTTAGTAGCTTCAACTAGGTCCCAAGCAACATTGTGTAAATACTCAGGGGTAGTCTCTTCCGGGTTTTCCAATGCCCATACCAAGTGTTCAACGATTTCTTTTACTGACATATCTTAGCCTCTAGGTATAATAGGATGCGACGGCGTCAAGTGCGTCATCGATGTCATAGAATTTCTCAGTGTAGATTGAATCGAGAAACGGGTGTGGCTTGTCATTTTTATCTGCAATCATTATAATAATCTTGTTTTTCATATGGGCATACATAAGTTCCATACTTGTCCCAGTGCCTCTACCTGCAGAACGTCTTATATCGGCTAACACAACTGTGGATTGAGCGATATCTTGTAAGTCTTGTTTAAAGATACGCTTAGAAATGTTCATAGACCTAACTTCATCTTCTAAGAACTCACCTACTTGATCGTGGAAAGATACACGGCGCGTAGGGTCAAGAGTTTCAATCGCTCTATAAGAAAGAAAGGTAGTAGATTTTTCTCTCCACCCTTTCATTTCTTTAACTGATACATCTTCCATTGAACCTGCTAAATATACATAATTTGTTTTCATAGTATTCATATTAATCCTTAATTATTAAAATAAGCGGCTAAAGCCAATATTGCCATAAATGAATTTAAAGCTATTAAAGGTTTGTCACTTTGAACTACGCCTACATAGATCCAGAATACAGAACCTACAGAACCTAACAAGAAGTTGTAAGGCATATACCCAAAAGCAGCAACTACTGCACTGAGTATGATTAGGGATGTTGCAATCCATTTAATAGTTTCCACTTAACAATTTTCTTCTGGTATTAATAAGTCTTCACGACCTACTGCTACACACACACTACTGTATTCCTCTACATGGTCAGGATCTATTTCCCAAGCATATAAGTTAAAAGCAATTCCGTTATCTATATAAAACTGGAATCTTTCGCTACCTTCATAGTTCTCTAATTCGCTAATCATTCATCAATCTCCACTGGTTCGCCCCAGCCAAATACGACTAGGGTCACGAGTTCATCATCTTTAATCGGGTCTGAAACGTCTGAAGTTATTAAGCGCCAATCCGCAATAATCTCGTCTTCTTCAAGAATAGTGAGAAGTGCCATCTGCATTATAGCGGTTTCTGCTGGGATATCAGCAAGGGATGTAGACTCATACGTATTAAAAAGTTCTTTAATGCTTTTATCTTTTTCGCGACTCATTAGTGTTTCCTTGTATTTTGATTAAAAACCCCTACAGAAGTTAATCTGCAGGGGCTGAAAGGTTCTTACCATTGATCGTCATCAGAGTCAGTGTCGACAGGCACAACAACTTGAGTTGCTCCTTCGTCTTCAAAGCTCAATCCAGCTTTAGACTTGTATTCTACAAGACGTGTTACTTGAATGCCTTTAATGCTAAAACCGGTACCAGTTTTACCATTCATCGTGTATTCATATTGATCAATCTGAACATTACCAATAGAACCATTACCAATGATAGTACCATCGAGAGGCATTAATTGACCATCTACAATAGTAGGTGGCTTACGAGGTGTTCCGTCACGCATTGCTGCTTTAGCTTTAAGATTTACTTGGTAGTACAGACCATCATCGTCTTCTTTAGGGGTTACGTTTAATTCGGCCTCTTTCCAAGTCTTTGCTTCGTCTTTTGAACGAGTTCGGACTTGAACTTCCCAATGTGGCTGGGGAGCGTTGAAAGGGTTTACTGGAGAAGCTGGATCAAGTTTAGCCCAGAAGAGTTCTGCATTACGGATTACGATTGACATAGGGTATTTCCTTTAAGTGTTTGAGGTTTGATAATGAGATATTCATTACCTAGTTTTATGTAAGTGTTTTAGTCTTTAAATATACATAACGATAATGTCCCTTATGGGCATTAATGTATGCATTGGGTTTCTTCTTTAGAAGGCGTCATTATTAACAAAATGCGAAATCAGACTCCATTATCGCATTCAAATCTAAGTTGCCTTTTGGGGGTAAAAGCTCTAAAGCGTTTACTTGGGTTAGTACATTTTCAAGAGGTTCACTGGCGTAAAAGTCTACAAAGGTCTCTCTAACTATCCTAAACATATCACTCATGTCTCCTATATGACAACCGAAGCTGTCGTGAATTACTGTAACAGGAAAGTCACAAGCTACTATGGTAGATGTTAAATGAGCTGCATCGAACGAATGCACTAGGTTAGGGGCAGCACCGGTCTTCTGTGCTCTCTTCTCTAGCTTTCTTCTTTCATACGGGCGTATAGTAAGTCGAAGGGTCTTAGGTGGGTTATAAAGCACTTTAGCTTCACCTTTCCCTTTGTACTTAGGTCTACTGCTACCTTCTTTACAAAACCTAACTTCTAGCTGGATCTCTTTAGTGGCTTCATAAGCTTGGACTACTGGAAACCCAGTTATAGGGACATTCCACTTCAAGAACTCACCTTGATCATTAGCTCTCTCAGCTAGTGTTCTGAACAAGTCAAGCATTGCCGCTGGTCCTTTCATATTGGAAAGTGTGGTGTCCATCAGCAAGTCGCCGAAGGGGTTAACCCATCCTTTCTCTTTAAACTTAAGCTCTTCAGACAGGGTTCGAGTATCATCAAATACTTGCTCTCTTACACCCATCTTAGTGACACCGTAGCCAAGAGTCATCACAGGTCGCTTCACAGTCTTTCGCTGAAGCTTCTTGTCAGTGGCTAGTCTCATCCAGAATGGGACAAACATGCCCTTAGTTTGCTCACGATTATCCTTACGCCACTGGTCAAGCTCAGCAAATACAGCGTTCTTGTCTTCCTTGGTTACAGTCTTTTCCATCTTAAGTTTAATAGCTGTTACTTCTTTAATAAAGCGGTCAGCATTAGCTTTTAACTCAGGTGAGATCTCTTCGTACAACTCTGCTAGCGCTTGCCAAGTCTTCTCCGCGACGAACATATAGACGTCTCCGGGAATCTCAGTAGGCACAAGGTTAACAAGGTGAGCAACAGTATCATCAAGACTCAAAGCTGTCAGATGTTGTACACCGTTATTAGAACCGTCAATAAACAAAGGTAAAGCACTCTCGTACTCTTCTATGTTGCCTCCATACTCTAACCTTGTCTGTATGTTAGCCCACTCGAAACAACAAGCCAAGAATGACCACGACTTATCTGCTTTAGTCCACCCGTTATTAGTGTAGGGGTCTTCAGCGTAAGCACATATGTCATCCATGTTATCTTGAACCCATTGAGCTCTACCATCTAGTGTCAGCTTGTCTTCACCCCAGCAATTCGCTGTGTGAACAGCAAACCAGTAAGCACCTTCTTCCCCTAGTGGTTTCTTGTGATCATACAAGATTAAACCTTTAGCGTTATCAGATGATTGCTCGTGTAGGTAAGAAGAGCCGGGGTAGATTCGACCTCTGAAATCACAATTGTACCTGTGATAAAATTTCTTATCTAGGAAGCCCTCTGCAATCGCAAGGATCGCATCTGCCTCCAAGTACATACCTTCTCTACTTGGCTTTCTTTCCTCCTTCTGATGTTTAAACGGCGAATCCTTATCCACAACAAACTCACGGGAGAACACGGTTTCTCTATCTTGTTGTTTTAAAAGGGTTTTATACACAGAAAATACTTTATGGTTTATAACGTAACCTGTGGTCTGTAGCTTGTTCAAAGCATTAAGCACTATTGGACAGGTGTCTTTAGTAATGTGCTCTAGGGCTTTTGAGTTACCTCTACGGATTAACGTATGTCCGTCTATATGATATCCTGATTCCCAGTCAGGTGCGGCAGTAGACCGAGGGCTTTCTTCTAAGGAGGCTACATCTAACTCAGCCCATAACTCTTCAAACAAAGTCTCATCTAGCATATCAAGGTGGTAGGTAGCATTCTTAGTTCTGCTAGTGTCTTTTCCGCGTTGATGCATTTTCTCTATGCCTAATAATTTAAATCCGGCTTGAGGCTTGTCTTTATTACAATAAGCTTCTAGTATTTTTAAACCGAAATACAAAGAGATCTTAGTTTCATTTTTATCATCCTCTTTTATCCCAATGTTTCTTCTAACTTTATTACCAAGCTTTATTGCGGTTTCGGTTAGCATGGATCTACTTCTTAACGCCATTAACACTGAGCCAAGAGTCATTTCAACAATCTCAATTACAGTTTCATTCCAGTCCATCCCTTCCTCTTCAAGGTATTCTGGAAACCACTTATTGTTATTTCTCCCGTCCTTAGTGTCTATCAGGCGTTCTGCCATGCTGTCTATAAGGCGTTGTTTCGGCATTTACTGCTCCTAGTTGGTTTAACAAAAAAAAAAAAACGTCTAGCCCCCTGCCCTTACAGGTTCTATATAAAACACTAATAGCCCGAAGGCCATCAATGGATTATATAGAACCTGTAAGGACAGGGGGCTAGACGCTTGCGCGTGGGTGTTACCAATCATCGCCGACAGTTATCGTTTCTACATTGGATGTCTTTTGTTTTTGCGCTTGACGTATTTGGACTTTAAGTAATTCAAGTTCCAATTGAGTCTTTTCTAACTTTATACGCTCTCTTGATAGCGCAATGTCATACAGTCTTTTACAATTTAATTTAGATTGTTTCTTTTTTCCTAGCTGATAAGTGTACCTTGCTTCAAAGCTTCCTGTTTGAGTTTGTGAATCAAAGTTAGTTCCAAAGGAAACCTTTTGACCTGTGTCTTCACTTGAATTGCAACTCGTACCGTCCGAAGTTCTGACGCTGTAGTTATCAGCGAAGCCTGTGGAGGATAAGCCGAGAGCAAACACGACTAATAATACTTGCTTTTTCATCATTTTTTCCAACCTCAGTAAGTGTTGAACAGACAAGTAGCTTTCGCTTACCTTCTGCTTTAAACTTTAAGTTAATTGACCTTTTACTGTTGGGTAGAAGTTTATAAGTTACCTTATCTGACTTCCAGCCCTTAGCGGGGGTTCTATCTTTATTTAAAACCTCCACTTCATAAACAGCTGGAAAGTCATAGTGGTTTGTTAGCTCATACGATTTACTAAATATTTCTTCGTATGTCCGTTCAACCTCAAACCCCGGTTGCATAGAATGCCCTAGGGTGAGAGATGGAAACAGGATTAAAGCAGCGATTAATAAACGCATTATTGTACGCATTCTACTGTGTGGTTAATTGTGTAAGCAGTCTCGTTTGCTAGTTTTTCTGTTGCTGCAATTTGAGAGTCATCTACACTTGTACCTGTAGGCACAACAGTAAGACCCATTGTTACAGTGCCACGTGGGTGAATATTTGTCAAACCACCGTTTCCAGTAGGTATTGCATTTACACCGAGACTAGTTGCAGTTCGTACCAAAGTACCACCAGTAGTAGTCGCGAGGATAGCTGTACCGTTACCAGTGTAATCAACAGTTGCAGTAATATCAGGAACGGCATCACCATCCGAATCACGAAGGATGTTGTCGCTTGTCATTATAATACTAGTGATGTTGCGTGATCGAACTTGGATAGTACCAGCTTGACCGTCACCTACAGACCAAACAGCTCCACTACGAGTCATTGTACCATTAGCTTGAGCGCGGAATTGACAACCGTCGTCACTTATAGTTTGTGAGTTACCAGAAAAGGAAATGTCTGCATCGGCGCTGAAATCAGCAGTAGCGTTAACAGAAACGAAAGACAGAGCAGCGATAGCAGTAGCGATTTTTAAAGTTTTCATATTATTTTCCTTTAGGATTTTAGTTTGGTTTTTCATAAGGTTTAAGATATTGATTAGTATGACTTTTAATTCTTCCATATTAGATACGTACTTTTTCTCACTTTTTTGGTCTATTTTTAACTATTTTTCGAGCATTAAAAATAAGCGATTTCTGCTCTCTTGTCAAAGAAGCCCATTGGTCTGGGGTGAATGTTAGATTAGCTTTCTGTCTTAAAGACAAAGATTTAATATCCATTATTTCTTTCCTCTTATCTCAAGCATAATAGTTTTACGCTTTTCTTCACTGTATCTAGACCATAAGCTTATGTCTTTTAAACTCCTTCCACACCCTGTACAAGCTTGATCCTCAATATTACACAAGAGAACACAAGGAGAACTTATAGTAGGCAAGCTCATACCTCATACTCTTTTATCAGGTCTGCTTTGAACCACTTTTGACAAGCTTTAACTTGACAAGCCACTCGTGTTTCTCCGTGATTACCTGCGTGTAAGTGTACTCTCTCTTTTATTTTGCTATTAAAGAGCTTTAGTGTTTTAGATAAACCTTCTGTAGCAATCATTTTGTGTGCCAAGCTAAAGTTAATGTTACGGTAAGTCCATTCTGCAAAGTGATAAGTTTTCATATTAATACGCCTTTATTTAAAGTAAGAATCTGTCTCATCAGTATAGGTAGATTAATTCCTATAGACGCCCGAAAGCGTTTCGACTTTATCTTTCTGTCCACGAAGTAAGCTTTCCATTTACAAACGTATAAGTAGAGTAATTTCTGTGGTTGACCCATATTGAAATTTTACCAACAGAAGTGTTAGTTGTTGATTCAAGAGCTACTAATTTCCAATTAACATAACATCGGATAAAATCTTCATCTAATCCTAATTTTAATTCTTTAGTACCTGCAATTTCCCACAGTTGTTCACATATCTTATTTACGCTTAGATCTGAGTCATTATAGGTATTAAGGCTATTAGCAAAAGCAGAAATGGACATAAGTGAAGCGAGTACTATAATCATTAAGTTTTTCATATTCTCTCTCTATTTATTAAACAAGTCTAACTGATTGCCATCAACAAGGAACATACTTGCTTTTAAACACTCAATCATTCGTTGGCTGTCTTTAATGTCTCCTTCAAGAAACTCAATCTGTCTTGCTATTCCACGGATTTGAGCTGTTCTTGAATTCATTATACTTTTAATTTTAAAGTCTTTCCACCAGTTTATCATAATGATAGTCCTTGAGCGTGATGTTGGCTTATTAGATCAACAAAATATAATGCAGTTAAAACACCTGAAAGAGCGCCTACACCAATTATAGACATTCCGATTACTTCAATAACTTTGTCACTTATATTCATTTTAATATACCATATTTAATTTAAGAATCTGTCTCATCAGCACATGTAGATTAGTTCATGTGGACGCCCGAAGGCGTTTCGACTTATTTAGCTTTACAAGCAAATGTAACATTAGCATTAGCAGCTTCAGCAATCATCTTACAAGCTTTTTTGAATGCTGTACCGTGACGGTGTGAAGCCTTACCTGTTTCATTTTTAACGTGAATGTGAGCAAGTTCGTGAACAAGGATGTCTGCTCTTTTGTGAGGACGAACTTCTTTGAATTCAGGCTTGTTAATGAAGATGTAGCTTTTACCAGAAGTCTTACCGAAAGCAGCGTAAGCAATAGTGTCTATGCCGTGAGTTTTAACAATAACAGTAGCAGACTTAATACCAGCTTTCTCAGCAATAGCGTCAACAGTAGCTTGGTGATCGTCAGCAGTAGCAGAGTTAGCGAATAATACAACAGCGATAGCGATAATAAATTTCATAATAGTTTCCTTTAGTTTAAGAATCTGTCTCATCAGTATAGGTAGATTAGTGCCTATAGACGCCCAGGGGAGCGTTTCGACTTATGCTACGATTGTAGCTTCTTCAATCATATTGCCTAACTCAAGGTTCATTTGAGCCATAGGGACAACATATTCAATGTGGTTAAGTTCAGTAGTCTCACCGAAAGCAACACCACGGTAAGCATTAAGGTCACGATCTAAAACAAGTTTAACAACAACACGACCGTCTAACTGGTAACCCTTTGCAACTTCCAAGCTGTCTGCCCAGTAAGAAACACGAGTGCCATTAGAGATTGTATCAGTAGCAATTAGTTTGTCAGCTTCTAACTTGCTCATAGCGCGATAGTAAGTATAAGTGTTCATAAAGACTTCCTTTAGGTAAGTATTTGATTAGTATGACTTTTAATTCTTCCATATTAGATACATCATTTTTCTCACTTTTTTGGGCTATTTTTTGATAAAAAATCCCCCTCCAGATTTCTCTGAAAGGGGAATAAATTTATTTCTTCATGCCCATCAATTTACTAGCTCCTCGAACACCGAAGCTGGAAGATATGGCAATGAATAAAAGATACTGATACCACTCGGGTAGGTTCTCTAGGGCGGCAAAGCCAGTAGCTACGCGGTCAATGATTGTGACATCGTTAGCCGCTATAGCATAGCCTACCATAAACAAAGGTATAGATAAAATGATAGTCCAAAATTCATCCTTCCAAGAATCCTTCGAGGCATCAGCCATTTGAGATTCCCAGTTAGCGTCATTCTGTATAACAGACATTTTAGCGGTATGCTTTGCTTGTTTTTCTGCAGCCTTATTGCTCATGTAGGTTTTAGCTACACCTGCAAGGGGGCCAATTAGAGCAGTGAATATACTCATAGTTACTCTCCATAGTAAGGTAAAAGAATACCCGTTTGAAGCATTCGTGATTGACGATCAGTACGATTAGGGGTCTGACGAGCAAGACGAGAGTCTAACATCTCTTCTCCTGCCTTCTCGAAATCTCCCGAAACACAACAGCCAAGCATGTTCTTGAACTTGCTAAGTCCAACTACACCTATCTGATAAGCCATTGAAATCAAAACAGCTTCTTGAACATCATTACATTCTTCTAGGGCATCCGTGATAATAGGGTAGTTCTTAAAACTATGTAGCACTTCTTTTGTGTGATTTTCACACCACAACTCTGCTACATCCTTGGGCATCTTTGGAAACCCTTTGAAATGCTCAAGAGGCTGATCTTTACTTCCTACTTTAAGACCAATGCCAACAGTAGGGTATCCTTGGGTGCAGTGATAAACATCCGCTCGGTACCCTTCTTCTATCGCAATTATTTTAGTAACTAATTCTAATTTATTCATTATTTCTCCTTTTGTATTAATCAACTGCCTTGCCCGAAGGCGAGGTCTTACTCTTAGATAAGGTTTAATAGCTTAATCTAATGTTTTCATTACTCTGCTTCTTCTAAATAAAAAGTAATTGAATCAAGACCTGTGCAATCTACTCCGTAATAGAAGTCAATAGTATCTCCTGCGCTTAATGTGTATTGAGGTGATCTAAGCCAGAAGTATACGGGGACTGCATTGCCAACAGATGAGCTTTCAAAAAAGCCGTAACCTTGAGTATCATCTATGAAGTTTATTAGCCTTCCTGTATTACCACTTGGAGTTCTACCGGGGGAGTTTTTAAATACAAAAAGACCTGAATTCCCTCCACCATTAACTGCCTCCCAAGATGTAGGGCTACTTGTAGTATTGGTTTTTGCAGACCTTTCCCAACCAGTAGCTGAAACACCTCCTGTAAGCATTGGGTATTCAGATTCAACACCATCTTGCGTAACAATAGTCATAATAGATTGCATGTCACTATGATAAGAAGAACCCGCTGAAACTTCTCTATAGGGGTTGCAATAAAATCTATAGACGCCCGCTGTAGACGCTGTTAACCTAACTCTGCGCCAAAATGCTGTCCCAATTATTTCCTCAGAACCTCCAATACCATCGAAATCTGCGTCAATAGGTATATAATAATCAGTAGCAGAATCATATCCTTCAAGAGTAGCGGGTAGATACTGAGAGGGAGCAACAACAGGTATCCCACTTGCTTCTGATAGATTTGAGATTCTTAACTCACCTTGATCTAAGTATATGTACTCAAGGTCATACCAATTCATTTCATCGTTAGAATATTGAACAGTTAGACTTTGAGCGCCGTAAGTGTCACCAGGGCGGTTTTCAACTAAAAGGCTTTTAACCAATGTAGGTGACCCTAAGTCAAACTGAATGTAATTATCATACTGTTGACTGTCAGATTCACCAAGTTGCCACCAACCCCGAATTGCGCTTTCATTTAAAACATTAGTGTAATAATAGGCATTTGTAGGATCATCACCAGTGCCACCAAAATTGGCACTAATGTTACTAAGTGTCCCTAATGCAGTGCCAGATCCATTGGCATCGCTGTATATTTGTAACCTAGTAATAAAGCAACCGGAACCGCTTGCGTGAGGGACCCACTGAGTGAATCTAAAATACCTACCTGTAGCTCCAAGCGCAACAAAGGATTTGCCGTAAAAATCACTAGACAAATCAATTTCGCTATTTGGAATAGGCTTTCCTGCTAAGGTTCTAAAGCTTTCATCATTCATAGAAACCGAAGCACTAGGTTCAAGCTGCAATTCAATGGCGATTGACCTTCCAGCAGTGTCCCCTCCTAGAGATAGTTCACCATCAAATGCAAGAGCCATTAGTCACCTCCTTTGCGTGGAGCTGCCTGAACAAGTAAATCAGCCGCTGTATCAGCCGCTTCATCTTCCTGGCGTAAAGCTGCCTGAACAAGTAAATCAGCCGCTGTATCAGCCGCTTCATCTTCCTGCTTTGCAAGGTTAGCTGCAGCTTTTGCAACTTCAACCCAAGGTAGCTTTTTCTCAACTGTAACAGTTTTAGAGTTGTTAATCATAGATGAAATTTTAGCTTCTAGCTCTGTTACTTTTTCTTGGCCAAGATTAGCTTTAACCCATTCGATAGCAATTACCTCTGTAACTTCAATCCAAGGAATAAAGTTTTCAGAGGTTACATCACTTTCTAATTTAACCTTACCGTACATTCTACCATTGTGGGTATTGCCCTCGACCTCCTCATAGTCAAGGGCTTCCCAATGGGCTTCATAAACAGCGCCTGAATCTGCGTGAGCATTTAGCTTCACTATTCTCCATAATGTAGCCATTAATGTAGCCATTATTGTTTCTCCAAGTTATTTAATTTGTTTTCTAAATCTTCTACTTTCTTAGTCAATTCTTTAACCGCTTCAATAAGCAAAGGAGTTAGTTTCTCATACATTACAGTTTTGTAATCTTGACCTATAGCAGATTTAGTTACAATTTCAGGTAATACTGATTCAACTTCTTGAGCAGAAACACCTACTTCTAATCCTTCAGCTTTTACACCAAGCAATTTAGCTGTTTCATTAGGAGTATAGTAATAACCATTAAGCTTATTTACTTTATCTAGTGCATTAGGAATAGTACCACTAAAGTCTTTTAAGCGTTCATCAGAGAAGAACGAGGTAATATTACCCGTAGCAACAATATCACCAACAACATGAAGCACTTTTGAGGGGGTAGAGGTACCTATGCCGACATAGTTGTTTGCGCTATCAATGCGCATAGTTTCGCCATTTGAACCTTGGGAGAAGACTATGTCTGCATCCAATGATGCACCAGCGCTTCCAAGTAAAAATACCTCGCCATTATAAGCTTGAAGAGAGGCAGTAGTGCTTACAGTGTTTGTATTAGTAACTGCAATTCCAACAGCGGAAGCAGAGCTTTTGCTAGTATAAAGACCAGTAGCTGAAATATTTCCTACTACTTCAAGACTGTCAATTGGAGCATCAGTACCTACACCTACATAACCAGTAGTGCCGTCTACATAGAGAGAATTAGTACTAACATTAGATTCAATTCTATGGTTAATAGTGTCGCCTGATTCATTAAAAGTAGTATCATTTTGAGACATCTTCATGCGGTTACGCATATTACCGTTTCTAGCAACTTGAATTTTAAAGAAACCACTCTCATTAGTAGTACCAGAATTAGCTATTTGAGTAGTAAACTCAACGTATTCAACAGTAGCACCTGCACTATCCTTGCCTACAGATTGTATTTTACCAAGAACATCGCCATTTGATGGACTTGCTGATTCTCTTTCCATTCGGAAAACAGGACCACTAAGGTCATCATCATCTGTGCTTTTAAGAACTAACTGAGCAGTGTTGTCATCGGTTGTAATAGTAACCGTATCTGTAAAGGTAGGGTTATCAATGACGCTTACTGTGCTAATACCTGCGTCTTCAGCTATAGAAATATTAGTACCTTCTGCAACTGCGGCGGCGTTTCCTTGAAGCCCTTGAAGTCCTATAAGACCTTGGGGACCAATTTCACCTTGAGCGCCTACATCGCCTTGAAGACCTATAAGGCCCTGAAGACCAATTCCACCTTGAGCGCCTACATCGCCTTGAGCGCC